TCGCTGCTGTGCTCGGTCCTCTTCTCCGCGTAGTCGGGCGAGGATTTCATCGGCTTCTCGATTCGTTGCTTCCTGTGCGTTGCGAAGCTGAGTCAGTTGACGCGTGAAGTCTACACCCGGCAGCATATCGATCACGGTCAAAATTCCAATGAGCGCACCCCTCAGCGCTGCTTGAACTCTATTCATAACGTAAGCGATAGCGCCGGCGACTTTTCCAAGAATAAAAAGCGCCGGCTGCAGCAGACTAGTCGCCATTAAAATTTCCATGAATATCGCTGCGAGTTGAGCGATAGGCTCAACAATATCAAGCAACGGATCAAAGAGATCGAGTAACGGCATCAACGCTTTGAAAACCGGACTAAGCGCTTGAGCAAATGCGCCGAACACTTTGGTCAATCCTTCCTTGAACTCTTTGCCGCCTTCGCTTGCGCCCATCAGCGAATCAACCAGACCCATTGCGGCATTACCAAGAGGCCCCAAAGCTGAACCCATTGCCGTCGCTATGCCTCCGACCATGCCGCCCACGCTGCCGCTTGCCATTGATTGCGCTGCGCCGATGGCGCCCTGCTGCCTCTGTGTTCGCTGCCCTCGCATTTGATCGAGTGCGTTAGCGAAGCCGCCGAAGTCTTCGGCCGGTCGGGTTCTGATCGAAAAGCCACCACCGCCGCCACCGCCGCCACCGCCGCCGCCGCCACCACCGCCGCCTGCAGCGCCGCCGCCACGCGGTCCGAGCTTGAGATCACCGCCGAGACCTTTGAACTTTTTGCCGGTGTCTTTTGTAGACTTGCCAAGCTCGTCCATGTCTTCTGTAGCTTTGCCGAGCAGGCTCATCAGGCCCTCGACTGACTTCGACAATTCTGACTTGACTGTCTTGCCCATGCCAACGGCGTTTGACTTCCATTGCATACCGATGCCGCTGATGACTTCGCCGGTGATTTTGCCGGTGTATGAGGCCCAGCCTTTGACCGCCGTGCCGATCTGACCAAGGGCCTGTGCTGACCCTGCGATCGCATCATCGAACGCCGGGCTTACGTCGAATGTTTTGAGATCCTTAATCACGCCTCGAAGTGCTGCAGCTTCTTGCTCTTGACCAAGTGCAAAGAGTAACTCGCCATAGACATCGACGACACTGCCGACACCTTTCGACACCAAATTAAGCGCGCCGGCCATCCCTGCAACGATACCTTTGAACACGGCTCTGACGACTGAGAGAATGCCACCGAAAACGAACTTGAACGCTTTGCCGATAAAGCCAAGGCCCGACTGGATAATGCCGGTGATAAACTTCATCATCCCCGAGAAAAAATACTGAATGTGTGCGACCATCGTTCCGACCGAGTCGCGCAGATGAAAAAATGCAGCCTCACCCTCTGCAGCGAATCGACCGATCACAAGAGCCACGACTCCAAGAATAAAGCCGAGCTTCGCAATCACTGCCAGCGCTGGTAGCATCGCCATCAACGCCGCTCGACCGAGACCCATGAAACCGACCTCGGCCAGCTTTGCGCCGATCGTCGTGCCTGCAAGTGCTGCCGTCACTGCTTTCGACGTAGCTGCAAAGCTCGCAGCGGCGACGAGCGCCGTGCCGATCGCAGCGGTCAGACCAGCAAAGCCAACGGCTAAAACACTGAGCGCCGTCTTCGCTGGGCCCGGTATCATCTGGATGCCTGAGATCAACGCATTCAAAATAAACGTGACGGCTGAGATGCCTGGCGCGAGCACGTTCTTCAATGAGTCGCCGATCGCAATGATCAGAGTCTGAAACGAGCCGACCATCAAGATCACTTTGCCTGAGAATGTCGCAAGAATTGCGTCGCTAAACTTCTTGGTCGTGCCTGCTGATTTATCCATAGCATCACGCATCTCGTCGACAGTCTTCCGACCAGCTTTTGTCACTGCTGTGTATGCCAAGATGCCACGCTGCCCGAGCGTATTGATCAGAATCTGAGATCGCTGCTTAGGCTCTAACTTGTCGAGAGCGTCGGCCATATCAAGCATCACGGCATCAAGCTGTCGCGCTGCTCCGGTCTGAGCGTCAAACACGTCAACACCAAGCTGATCTTTAAGTGCCTTCTGCTTCTTCTGTACTGCGGCTGTCGCTGTCGCTAAAGATGCCGAAGCGACAGCAGCGTCGCCGGTCGCCGCTGTAGCGATGCCGAGCGTCATCGCAACGGTGTCAAACTCCTGACCATAAGCGCCCATCTTGCCGGCTGTTTTGCCGAAAGTTCCGGCGATCTGATTCATGTTGATGTCAACTTTTTGTGTGACCTTCAACAGCTTGTCATTTGCGCTTGCTATTTGATCAGACTTGAGACCGAACGCCATCATCGAACGAGTCGCCAAAGCTGCAGATTCGGCGACTGAAATTTGACCTGCCGACGCTAGACCGAGCACAGGCTCCATAAGTTGCATTTGCTCTTTGTAGTCTTTGCCCGATTGTGCGAGCGTCAAGAAGCCCTGAGCAGCTTCACCCGGACTGAACTGCGTGGCCTGACCAAGTCGCAGCGCTTCGTCTTTGAGCACCTTGAGTTGCTTTGTCGTCGCACCTGAGACAAGACCGACCTTGGTCATCGTCATGTCGAAGTCGCCGGCCGCGCCGGCTGCCTTGCCGATACCGACACCCATCGCTGCGCCGGCTGCCGCTAGACCTGCGCCGAGCTTGCCAGCCTTAGCGGCTGCCGATCCGAAGCTCTTAAACTCGTCTGTCGCCTTCTTGGTCTGATTGCCGAGTTGTTCGGTAGCCTGCGCAGCGCGATCGCACTCGGTCTTAAACTTGCCGAGACCTGTCGCCTTGAATGCTACTGAGACTGTGCCGGCGCTTGCCATCAGCGTCGCCCTCTAGATCTTCTTGATTGAGCCTTCTGCTTGTCCATCGCTTTCTTTTCCTGCGCATGTTTATAATCGAAGAAGGCCATCCACTCGAAGAACTCGCGAACCGTCAGATCTCGCTCTAGCTCACCGACTGTTCGCCCGAGTTTGCTGGCGAGGAAGAAGAGGTTAAGTCGCTCGGTGTTTCGCTTAAGACTTTTCCCGCTTCTTCGGCCTCATCATTCATCAAGCTCATCGCCGCTGTGGCGACCGTATCAAACCAAGACGCCGTAGGCAGTGATTCGATCACTTCGATGTCGGTGTGATCGAACAACTTCTTGCCGCTGCCGGGGTGATAGCAGCACTCAATCACGGCTGCGACTTGCATCGCAGCGATCTCGGTGATGTTTGCATTCGTTCCGGTCAGACCGCCGGCGCGCAACATGCGACCGCGCTGCGCGACTGTAGGCTCTCGCAGTTCGATGCTCACGCCTTGCTCGGTCGTGATTATTTTCGTGCGTCGAATGTATCCATTGAGCAGCGCAGTGCGCGTCTCTTCGATCGTGATCTCGCCGTTACCCTGGGTCATGATACCCTCCTTTTTGGGCCTGGTTATAAGATGGAAAAGTCGACTTCCACGTTGGTTGTCACCGCTGTGACGCTTGCCATGCTAAACGACACGCTTGCCTCTTGCACGCCGTCGACTGATTGCGACGATTCGAGCGACTCAATTTTAGCTAAAAACCTGATGAAGGTTGAGCCAGCGCCGTCGCTGAAATCCATATCGATTACGCGCAGTGCATCCTCGATGGCGAGATCAGAAAGCCTGATGTCGGTGTATTGCGTCCGCCCGTTGTCATAGCATGAAAAACTGCCCGAGATGTCGCCGAGTGCGACGGTGCGCAAAACGTGACCGGTGCCGAGCAGACTCGTGTCGACCAACGTCTTCGAGAGACTCACGCTCATTTCATAAGCGTTGAGAATCTGACGCTTCGGCAAAAACTTGCCGGTCACAGAAACAACGCCCCCCGCTGGCGCTGCTAGAGTCACCTGCCCCGTCAAATAGTCGAATGAATAAGTGCTCGGCAAAACGGTGCTCGCACCGTCTTTGACGGTGATTGCGGTCGACGGATCGACCAACGTCTTCGACGCGTCTGAGATCGTATAAAGTGAACCGCCACTTGACCCCATGGTTTCATTAGTCATGGTGGTCGGTGTGCCTGTGACGTAGACCTTCGCCAGATATGCTGCTGTCGCCATGCGTTGCCCCTGTTATGGTGCGAAGGATAGCGCGGCGTTGCTTTGCAGGCTGATGCTCACCTCTTGCGCTCCGTCGACCGATGCGCTGACCTCGATCGATTCGACCATCATGTCAACGCACTGGAATGAGGCACCGCCACTATAATCGAACTTAATGCCGAGCGTGGTGCCGCTCACAAAGTTCGCCTTGATGTGTGTGTACGCTGCATCGGCAGGA